TTGCGAATTTTGGCCGCTGGCACGCGGCCATGGAAAAACACCCCAGCCAAAACGGCAAAAGCCGCCCCAACAATATAAAGATTAATCATTCCCGCCCCCTTGGCTATTTCTGCTTTGCATTGCATTGGCGAAACCTTTCGTTGCCGCGCCACCGCCGCAAAAAATAGCAAATGTCGTAAACAATTCGCCCACATAACTACGATCCAACCATACGGTATAGACCAGCACGCCGGCCATTAATAGCGCACCAAAAAACTGAATGAACGCTGTCGTTGATAATCGTCCATCATTGTTGGTGATCAGTTCTTTCATTCCCATTTTCTTTTCCCTTATTGAAATAATCTTGTTGCGCTGAAACATACCCCCATAATGTCAGTACACTCGCGCAGAAAAAATAACCGTAATAGGCCAACATTAAGCCCAGCAGAGTGCTGGTTACCATTTCCCAATAAAACTTGGCTCTTGTATATTGGTATAGAGAAGAAGTACCACATAAAAGCCCCAACAACGAAATCGCTGTAAAAAAGTAAAACAACCACTCATAGGCTTGAACAAGGTTCTTTATTGCAAGCTCATTGGCAGATATAAAGCCGCCAAAAATCATCGTCTCCCATAACACTGAAAACAGCGTGATGCCACGTACTTCTCGTTCCATCATGGTCTCCAACGTGCATAAAAAACAGTGGCGGCGGTCATGCCTTTATTTACAACTCGGTTGTGTTGCGCGTTATTGCTTGACTTCCAGCCGCGTGAAAATGATTTTTTAGCCTTTGCTGAATAGGTCGGCGCGCTCATTTACCACCCCTTATATAAGTGTTCTGTGTTGATAATTTGCTCGGAATCAAGCCACGTCCAAACATCAAAACAAGGACAGTCTTTAATCCACTCATTCGGAGTGATTGTGCCGTCGCCATTAACGTCCGGACTCAAATCACGATGTCCACAAATGCGTGCACTGGGGTGCTCGCTCTCTAGTTTTTGCAATAATTTGTGCAAGGCGAGCCATTGTTTTTCGGTATATTCACCATGGTTTTTGCCAGTTGTGGTAATACCACCAACAAGACAAATGCCTAGTGAGTGTTGATTATGGCCTTTCACGTGCGCGCCAACTTCACCAACCATTCGGCCTGTTTCAACCGTGCCGTCGGTGTCAATTACAAAGTGATAGCCAATATTAGGCAGGTGCGGGTTGAATTTCTTAGCTAAAATTGGGTCGCGTTTAAAACCGCGTTGTGAGTGCCAGTCATTAATACGTTGAGCGGCAGTTTGATTAACTGTTCTGAGTTGCTTGCCGTTACGAGTAGCGGAGCAATGGATCACAATTTTGGTGATAGGTAGGGATAAAGACATAAAAAAACTCCTTTTGTAAGACTACAAAGGAGTTTAAAACGGATGTCGTTTTATTGATTTTAAATTGATTTAAAGACGTTATTTGCGCATAAATTCAAATTCTTTCATTACTTCGCCCATATTAATACTTTCAGGCAGCGGAAGCCCAAATGTGTCCTTATAATTGCCTAGCATTGACACATATTTCAATTCTTCATCGTATAGGCTCATAGCTTTACCGTTGAGCGCATAGAAACGCTTAACAGGATCTTTTACTTTATCATAATAAAAAACATACAACGATGATGGCGCTTGCCCAATAGCAATGTAATTGCAAGCTAGATAATAATGCTCTCCAATTTTTCTACTTTCACAAGTCGCAGCTTTATCACTGTCTTTAGGAAGTAGTTTATAAAGATTTAGTTTTACATCTGATATTTCTGATGATGTTGGAGCGTTTGAGTCTTGTTCCTCTGAACAAGAGGATAATAAACAAGCAAGCGCACCTGTTAAAAGCATAGATAGTATTTTTTTCATTATTTATCCCTTAAATTGGCAAAAGCAATGTACTAATAATACCTTTAATTTAATTTTATTCATATAAAAAACGCCCTTTCGGACGTTTTTTGTCATTTTTATCGGTTATGAGTTGCCAAACATATCAAACTGACGTCTTGCGATTTCTTCTTTTGTGATTTTCTTCACAATCTGATAAATCCACTGCATTGATACGTTGTATTTTCGTGCAAGTTCACGGTGATTTGTGCCGTTGAATTCGTTAAAAATCTTACGGTCACGCTCGTTTAGTAATAAAACAAGGTTACGCGGGATATAAATCACCTCACCGCCCCAGCATTGTGCGATATGGTTTGCCACTTCAATGCTGATTTGCTGGGCGAGTTTTGGCTCAATATCAGCGATTTTTTCTTTGATTTTTACTTCTGTGTGTTTTGCTAAATCCGCCAAAATTTCAGGCGCTTTCTCATTAAACGTTTCAATTTGTTCATTGCTTGCATTCAACATAGCCACCCCTACTGGTTGGACGATCACTATTGTTCAAAATTATAGCGATTTTACAATGCGTTGTGCGGATTATTTTTGCAAGTCAAGTCTTTGTTCGAAAATAATTACTTGATTTATAAATAAAAAAACCGCCTTTCGGCGGTTAAAAAAAGTTCATTTTTGCTGTTTATCTTTCCACTTTTTCCATACATCATAGCCTGGCAAGTGTTCCACCGGCTGGCCTAGCTGATAAAAACGCTCAATATATAAAATGGTGTTTTCAATATCATCATTGCCGTGATTGGTGCGCTCTGCCTGTTGGCGTTCTGCGTTGTTTACGGCTGCTGAGCCTGTACCGGAAAAGAGTGGTCGGTTCGTTTCCATCACTTGCATTAAGTAGCGGTGATTGTTAAGCGGGGCGAGATTTCGGCTTTCTCGGCGCTTTTTCTGCACTGAATTGACCGTTTCACTCAAACAGTGGGCTAATAATTGAGAAGGCGGGAATAAATCTAGCACTTCGCGCATTAATTTAACCGCTCTTGAGTTGCTTAGCGCTGATTTATCCGGGCGAAATAGTGCAATGTATGAAACCAAAGGGCGGGCTACGCCATATTTTAACTCGGTGAGCAGCCCTAAAATTTCGCGCCCCGCTTCATCTTCTAAAAGTTGGTCTAAATGAATATCGGAGTGGCATACAGGACAGCGGCATAATTTCATAGACCACCTCTTGCTTGCCATTTTTTCAATCGCTCAAGCACTAAACTGGCCATATCATCGCGTAAAGCGCCCACATTAAGCACTTGAATATTCATCCCGCGCTTAGCGTAAATTGGGTTCACTACGCCGCGCACAAACGCATTGAGCGCGTTTTCTGAGCCGTCTCGCACAAGCCCTTGTTTGCTCATTTCAATCCAAATGGCGCGAATTTTGTACGCAATGTTGCTTTTTACAACCGCACTTTTCCCGCTTGGAGAATGATTTCGGCGGCTGGTTTTCTTAAATCCTTTGGCTTCCATTTCCGCTTCCACTTTCATTAACTCTGCCACGCTCATTTCTTTGCATGATGTTTTCCCGGTAACGCGCTCTAGCATAGCGCGATAGCTATATTCATCCATTGCCAGTTTTTGCTTGGCTATATGAATTAGCTGGATCAGCTTTGGTTTAGTTTTATGCATTTGTTTATTCCTTTTTAAAACACATTATTCAGCCCACTTAAATCCCCCTCTTTCGCAAAGAGGGGTTAGGGGAGATTTGAATGGACTGTAAATGGGTTTTAGTACCCCATACGGTGCGCCGTAGTTTCTATTGACATCTCAACAGAGACCTTAAACAATTCGATTGCTTCAGGATTGTCTTTTTTTCTGATTAAAATACAAACCTCTTGCCCATCTTCCAAATCCCATTTAAAGGCGTTTTTACCTACAATAATTTCGGCAGCATTTGATAGAGATAACTCTTCGGAGTGTTTATATTTTCCAAACATTTCGCGAATTATTACATGCATAACACTTTCTCTTGTTGGCTCAGCACCAGGTAAAAATGCGTGATATTGATATTCACAAACCATAATCTATTCCTCCGGTGGTTGTGGAAGTGGTTGCCAGTGGGTAACATCATCTGGCAAAAAGTCATCACAATGCCCAACATCTCCATTTGTATTAAGCATTCCAATGGTAATATGAGGATATTTGTAATCATCGACATATAACAAGACTTGGGTGCATTTATTCGGCAACCGCTCCGAACACTTAATCCATCCATTATTTTCACTCATTTCTATCTCCTTATCTCACCAATCTCATTCTTAATCCTGGCAGCAAGTTTTGTACGTTGCCAACATAAACCGCTGCGTGTTGATTTTGCCCTGTGCGTAACGCGCGGAGCGCGTGTGTGAGCTGTTTTGCCGCTTGTTCTAATTGCTCGTCTAAGCGCATTTTTTCTTGCTCAGTCATACTTCCTCCACTTCAACCACATCGTCAATTTCTGTAATCGTGTGTGGCAGTTTATTTACATCGCATACATTTAGGTCGCACATATCTAAAACTTGTTCGTTGCTTTCTGCTTCAACAACGGCTTCTACTAAACAGTAAAAACGTGCTACATATTTCGCCATAATTTCCTCCTAGAAAGGTTTTCTAATTACTCGGTCACAAAACGCGGCGCGGCGTTTGCACCATTCTTTATTTTTTTGGCCGCTCGCATTTAGCTCTGCGATTGCCCATTGTTCCTTGGCATCTTGTAAGTCGCCTTGGCGTTCACTTTTTGCCGCTTTTTCGCTGTAATATTTAAAGCGGTTAAACTTGTGGATATTTTCCATTTTTTTGTTTCCTTTTATGGTTGGTTAAAACTTATTATGAACGCCCCTTAAATTAGGGTTTAAAGAGCGTTTAAATAGGCTTTATTCTTGGTCTAATATGCCCACCATTAGGCTTAGAATTACCCCGGCAATCAAATAGGACACCGGGTTCAATGCCCAGGCTGGCATTATTTCGCCTCCTGTTCAAAAGGTGTGATCACAAAATCTTCCACGCCGGTTTTAATTGTTACACCCGCCACCGTTGCGGCTAATTCAGGCTCATTTAACATGGCCTCTTTGTTGATTTCTTCCTTGGTGCGAATAAAACGAACCAGGCCTAACGTGTGCAAACTTTCAATCACGCTCTCTGTGCCGCGAATACCGACTGACGGCGGGCGTTGTCGCCATTGCACTTCACCGGTGTTGAAAGTACCTGTTTTGGTTTTGCCGTTTAATGTCAATTCATCTCGGCGGCTTTCACACCAGGCTTGCACCGCATCTTGTTTTGGCGCGAGCTTTTCTTTGATTACGTTCATTAAAGGCGCGTATTCTTCGGTGATTGCGGCCAAGCGGTCGTTTTGTTCAATCGCTAGGCGTTCTAATTCGCGGTTTAAATCGCCGATCTCTTTAATTGCCACTTCCACTTCATCGCGCGTTTGATAACGCACTGCAAAGGTGTCGGTTTTAATTCGGGTTGGTTTTTTTGCCATTTTTTCCTCCTGGTTTTTAGTGTAAATAACTGCGCCAAATTACCTTGATGCCTTCGACCATCATTTGATATTCGGCAAAATGCACGCCGTCGTTGCCTTGGATATACGCAAGCGCCTGGCCTGTTTTTTCAAATTTCTTCGTTAATGCGTTCGGTTCAATGCGTACGCGCGGTTTGATTTTGTCAAACTCAATGTTTAATACATGCAAACCCATTTTGTTTAACTCAAACACGCATTTTTGCGTTTGTGATAAGTAACCTAGGGCGATTTTGTTGCAGCCACCAAACACTGGATGTGGTTTAGTTTGCTCGCGCAAGGTGTTGTTTTTTGTAATGCTTGTCATTAGTTCGCTCCTTTCATTTGTGCTTGGGCGGTTAAAATTAGGTCTAGTGTGATGACAGTGCCTTGTCCTTTCGCTGTCATGCCGGCTAGGCGTAAATATTGCGTTAAAGCGCGTAAGCCGCCCGCCTTGCCGCCGATGTCATAAAGGACGGTCATTAAATCCTTGTCGGCTATATCAAGCCCCCAGGCTTGCGCGATGGCTTTAATATCGCCTTTTGTGCTAGCTTTAACGCCGCAGTTGTTACCAATTCGTGACCATAAACGCGCGTATTCATGCGCCTGGTTTACGCCGCCTTGGATGCGGGTGTAAACTTTATCGTTACCAATTAATGCAAAGCCTACTTCAGCTTCTTCTTGGATAATTCGGATCTCTTCTAACGCGTCATAAGGAAGGTGGTCGCTTTCATCAATGATGACCAAACCCTGTGTGCCTTTGAGCTTTTTAGTAATTAGGCGTGATAGGCGGTCTTTACGGCGTGGCGCATCGTTAATACCTAACTCAAGGGCTAACTCATACAAAATACTGCTTAATGTTGCGCGCGCTGGGCTTGCGGTAATCATCCACACGTTTTGGTTGGCTTTTTTGTATTCTTGGCATGCTTTTGTTTTACCTACACCGCTCGCGCCGTAAACGGTCACCATGGTTGGCAAAATCTTGGCCATATCTAACGCTGAAAAAACTTTCTTGGCGGTCGGAATTTCGATAAAGTGCGGTGCTTCCACAAACACTTTTTCTTTTTTCTCGCGGGTTGAAAGCCAGTTTTTTAATGCGACTTCTACGTTTTCAACATTCCCGGTGTAAGTGCCTTTTAAATATGCACTCAACGCCCCGGCAGAAATCCCAGCTTGCGCGGCAATTTCGCGCTGCGTGTGGACTTGGTTGTCTAAAAGTTGCTTGATTTGTTCAATTAAAGTCATGTTTAACGCTCCTTAAATGCGGCTTAAAGCCCTTTTTCTTCTTTAATCATGGCTAATCCTTTGCGCCAGCCTTGTTCAAAATCGTTGGTTTCTTCATCGTCATCTAATACCGCTTCGTGTTTACGCACTGCGTTACCTTCTTGTCGGAATAGCTCGATGATTTTCGGTTCTAGCGGTTCTTCTTCCTCGAATTGAGGCTGATAACGCGCTGCTTCTTGTGCATTCATAGTGAGTGTGGCTTTTGCTTGGGCTTTCACCGCTTTCACCATTTGTTTGCGTGCTTTATCGTGTTCGCGACCTTTCGCTTTATCACCAAATGCCACCGCATCTGTACATTTCGCCTCGGCTAAGAACACACCATCCAAACCGTAAACAAACACTTTGTTGTGCAAGTCTTGCGGGTCGAATTTCACCACCACCTTGCGGTGCGCTGTGGCAATCAGCTCGCTCGCTAAATAGCGGTTTTTGCGATTATTGACCTTGCCACCAGCTTCTAACTCAAATGTGCCGTCTTTTCTCAATGTAACGGCTTCGCTCATCAACATTAAAAACCGCATTTGTTCTGCGCTTGCCTTGCGAATTTGCGCCTTGGCGTAATCGCGCTCAAACACTTGGCTGAAACTGTAAATGCCTTGGCATATTTCGGTTTGTCTGCCTTCGCGTTCGTTGAAAGTGCGGATGCCATCTTCTATGGCTAAAATAAATGTGTCGTAATCTACGCCGTCTTTGCCGCCGTTATAGTTGTCAGGCTTGCTGTAAACATTTTCCCCAGCGTAAAAGCCCGCCAGGCTTGGGTGTTTATCAACTAACTCGCCTAAACCACCGTGTGAAAACGCACGTTCGATTGGTTTTGCTTGCCCGTGACCTTTGCCAAATTGCACCGATGTCCACAACAATTCGATGCCAAGCATCGGGATAATCCCGGTCACATCATCTTCTTTTACTTTGAAGCGGTAGCGGTTCTTAACGCCCCCTGTCATCCATTTGTTTGCCCCGTCGCGGGGGGGTTCGGGGATGGCGGCGGCGGGGGGACCCGCCGGTTGCGAGCATGGGGTCTGTGACCACAATGGTGCGCTCTTCAATCGGCGTGGGGAGTTTGCAGTAGTATTCAACCGGCTCGTGAGACTTCGGATCGCGGTACAGACCGATATGGCCTATCTTAGCGGTAGGAACCAGAGCCTGAATGCCGTTAACCATGCCGAGACCTGCGCGGAGTATCGGCACGACCGCCATCTTTCTGCCGGCAATGACCGGCGAAGGCGTGCGTTCAAGCGGGGTCTCGACCTCAATATCCTCGGTCTCCAAATCCGCAAGGGCCTCGTAGCCCATCAGCATGCTGATCTCCTCGACCAGGCTGCGGAATTCGTTGGTTCCGGTCGTCTTGTCGCGGAGACGGGTAATCTTATGCTGTACCAGCGGGTGGCGGTTCACAAATACTTCTCCCATGTATAGACCTCCTGTCATGGTTGTCTGATGCTTTCTTAACGCTTATGCTTTCAGTCATTTTAGCACGGCACACAAGCGGTGACAATGAGAGTTCCGATGTGCTATACTGAAAGCCGTGAACGGAGGTTTTTATGCTGCGTGAAGATAAGATACGTCTGATGCATGAAATCGCAAAATACGAGAAGAGTGCAGACGAATGGGAGCGTCCCGCGAAAGAATATTTTCGAGGGGACTATATCGGCATGCACCTTTTGCAGTCTTTTTTGAGTTTTACTCTGAGCTATGCGCTGATACTCGGTATCGTATCGCTCTATCACTTAGAACATATTTTAAATGCGGTCAATGTATTGATTGTGTTCCGCTTTGTTCTGCGCTGCGTCGTGGCGTATGTGGTCGGTCTCTTGCTGTTTGAAATCCTGACTTACATTGTGTTCCGGCGGCGCTACGACAAATCGGCGGCGAGGCGCACGGAACATCTGCGCTGCTTGAATCGCCTTAAAAAGCGCTATGACACCGAGGAGAGAATCAAGGAACTCGCAAAGGAGGAGGGCGCGAATGCTTAATTTGTTTGTGTTTCGCGAGAAACTGCGTGCATGTTATGCGCGCTTTGGGAATATCATTGTTCCCGTCCTGCATTTTTCGACGGCGCTGCTTGCGCTTGTGCTGCTGAACAACGGCATGGGCGACGAGCGGCGCCTCCGTGCGCCGGTCGCTGTGCTGCTCATTTCGCTGCTCTCGGCCTTTTTG